CATGGTGCTGGTCGTATCTGCAAGCACAGGGGTTAAGAAATTAACATGCAGAAGCCCTAACGGGCGGTGAAACCATCCCTCTCTACCCTTGGGGTAGGGGGGTCTATGGGTGAAAATTATTAACAAGCCCCGTCAAGGGGCGTTAACAGGAGAGGCTTATGACACAAGATGAAATCATTGAGATGGCTAGACAGGTGGGTATGGATTATTTGCAATACATCAGCCCTGAAGCATTTGAAAAAGTTACAGCCTTTTGCAAACTAGTGGCACAACATGAGCGTGAGGCGTGTGCCAAGATTTGTGAAGACGCATCCGAACCTGATGGCGCAGACTTAGCGGAGCGTATCCGAGCAAGAAGACAAGCATGAAGCAACGTGTTTACACGGTCGGGATGGGGGATCAGGTTAGACTGATTAGAGCATCCAATCGCAGACAAGCGATAGCCCATGTATCGTTAACTCTCTTGACAGTAAGGGTAGCGACACAGGAAGATCTTATTAACCAACTAGCGAAAGGTATACCTATTGAAAACTACACACCTCCGGAGCAAATTGAACTAGAACTTTAAAACAAAAGGAGTAAGAGAATGATCAATAAAGAAACGCCCGAATTAACAGGGCATCACGCAATTATTTATAACTGTCTTAAGCTAAACGGCCCACTGGGCAAGGACGGCATAGGCAGAAGAACAGGCTTAGATGTCAACCAATGTTCAAGGGCATTGCCCTTGCTTCAAAGGATGAACCTTGTAGAATTGACAGGCTTGACAGTCAAGTCAGATTCCAAAAGACCCGAGCGGGAATGGAGGGCTGTATGAACGATCAGTTTGACCTTTTTCCCGAGCCTCATGATCCCAAATCACGTAGCACAGATCCATCAACAAGTCACGCCGCCGCAGTGTATTTAAACATTGGCAAGGTGGAACAAGAAGTTATGTGGGCTATATCTAAATATCCTGACGGAGCAATCTACGATGAGGTGGTTGCCCTACTTCCCCATCGCAGGGTTCATAGCATCCAACCTAGGTTTGCCCCATTGAGAAGATCAGGGCAAATCGTTAAGATCGGAGGGCGCAGATCCAAACTATCAGGACGCAATCAAAGCGTCTACATCCTAGGGGATAAAGATGACACGTAATTACAAACAAGAATATGTAACTCAAAAAGAACGAGGCGAACATGAGAACCGCATGGAGCGTCAGAAGGCTAGGCGTAAGCTTGATGCCAAGGGTGTGACCCGTCAAGGTAAGGACGTTGCCCACGTTAAGGCTTTGAGTAAGGGTGGTTCAAACGCGGATGGTGTGCGATTAGAGTCCCCGGGGAAGAACAGATCGTTTAAACGAACATCCTCTGGCGCAATGAAATGAATGCTGAGTTTGTAGATCAGTTCCATTTCCATGAATCTACTCGGGTAGCTTGCCCGTATTGTTCTACAGATCGTAGAAAATCCAATCAGAAAGATATGACCCTGACCCGTAAAGATGACGGGGCAGTGGTCTTTCACTGTCACCATTGTCAGACTAGCGGCTCAGTCCAACCACAACAGGAGCGAAAATTGTCAGCCGTACCCAACCCAACTATTATTTCCAACAAACTACAAGCCAACCACTACGCATGGTTAGAGCAACGAGGCATTTCCTCACAGACCGCAGACAGAATGAAACTGTTTGCCGCAGAGAAGTTCTTTGGAAAGCTAGGCAAGACCGCAGATGCCATAGGCTTTCCTTATTACCGACAGGGTGCACTGGTAGCCGCCAAGTACCGATCATTCCCCGAGAAAGACTTTACCCAAGACTCAGGAGGTGCACATGATTTCTTTGGTATCGATCAGGTCGTCAAGGGAGAACCCATCATCATCGTAGAGGGTGAGATAGATTGCCTAACCCTCATGGAGTTAGGCATCACCAACGTGGTCAGCGTTCCAAGTGGAGCACCCATCAAGGTGGCAGACGGGAAGGTACTTCCCTCAGAAGATAAAAGATTTGCGTATGTATGGAATGCCCGTGAGGTATTCGATGCCGCCCCTTATGTAGTCCTAGCCACAGATCAGGACACTGCGGGGCAAGCCTTGGCCGAAGAGTTAGCCCGAAGGATTGGTAAAGAGAAATGTAGGCTGGCTAAGTTTGCCAAGAAGGATTTAAACGAGGTACACCTAGATGACCCGTCTCGGACAGGGGCAGTACAGGCGGTGGTCGATGGTGCAGTGGCGTACCCGATCTCGGGAATCAGCGATGCTGGGATATTCTTTGACCGTTTAAACGATCTCTACTCGAAGGGAACGGGGAAGGGATTCTCAACAGGGTATCAGTCGGTCGATGAGATTTATACAGTAGCCCCGAGTCAGTTGACTGTGGTCACGGGCTACCCGTCCTCGGGTAAGTCCAACTTTGTGGATCAGATCATGGTCAACCTAGCCCGTGCCCATGATTGGAAGTTTGCCGTCTGTTCGTTTGAGAATCAGCCCGAGATCCATATCAGCCGCCTGATGGAGATCTATACAAAGCGCAGATTCTTTGAAGGTCGGGACAGAATGACGGAACAGGAGCGGGACACTGCGTTTAAATTTGTTAAGGAACATTTCTTATTCATTGACACCAATGGCGAAGAGCCAAGCACATTGGATTCAATACTTGAACGGGCAAGGGTAGCGGTCAAGAGGATGGGTGTACGGGGCTTGGTCATTGACCCTTACAACTACATTGAACTGCCAAGGAGTGACGGCACAGAGACGAATGCCATCAGCGACATGCTGACGAGGGTACAGAAGTTTTGTAAGTCCCACGATGTCCATACATGGTTTGTTGCTCACCCGTCAAAGATCACCCGTCAAGGGACGGAGCAACCAAGGCCTGACGGGATGTCCATAGCGGGGTCGATGGCTTGGTGGGCGAAGACAGACTGCGGATTGACAGTGCACCGAAGGGATCACCATGTCGAGATCGCAGTGTGGAAATGTCGGTATCGTTGGGTCGGCACACAAGGCGAGACATCGATGCTTTACAACAAAACCTCAGGCACTTACTCGGAGAACTTAGATGCATTCTGATTTAAACACAAGCTCAACAGATAGCTCACCCAGTGAGCTACCCCCACGTTTAAACAAGAGGGAAGAAATTTCAGAGGACTATGGTGACCCTGAGTTATTGTTCTTAAGCGAGGAAGAATACGATGATGCCATCATAGGCGTGGCTCATCGGATCGGACAGGACGATGTCATTGCATACGATTACAACAAACTATGCGAGATCGTCCAAAAGAACATGAACAACGCAGACATCATGGAAGTCATAGAGTACGTGGAGTTCAACATCATGGGTGCGTATGTGGGTGAACGGACACCAATCTTTGTAGATGTTGTTTAAACAAGGTAAAGAAATTTACCCAGCATAAAAAAGTTTATATCCAGCAGACATGTTTAAACGCATACAGCAGTCACCCCGTGCGCGCCGTACACGTTTAAACGCACCACAGCAGACCAAAAAAAAGGAAGCCGAAGCTTCCCTTTTCTTTCCTTTTAATTTGCGTTGGCGACTGCAAGATGTAGGTTCGTAAAGTATCCACATAGGCGTGGGTTTCTATCCTTTCCCATCTTATAGACACGCCACATTTTTTGGTTGTAGACAATGTACCTTTCCCCAATGTCAACGAACCGCTCATGGTTGACTAGGTCAACCAGTGAGTCATGCTTGTAGACTGTCTTAAGGAACGTAGGATCTGATTGAGTGATGGCCTTGACCATCAGTGGATATCCTCAGCAGTTGGATGGTAGAACTTCTCCATGTCGTAGATCGTCCCCGCCACGGATATAACCTCATCCCTAGGCACGTTGTTCGACACGGCAATGGTCATAGCGGCCTTGAACAACATGCCCATGGTGCTTTCCCCATCAATGGCGTTGTCGTGTATCCATCGGACAAGGGATTGGTAGGCCAAGCTAAGTTTCTCAACTTCCTGATCGGTCAAGTTAGTTACCCTCATGGTCATCCCTTTCCATGTAACGCACCAAGGCCTTGGCCTCGTCAGTGCCTAGTCGCTCAATGATCTCATACATCTGCGGAGCGATGGCAATTAATCGGGCATTTGCTCGCATAGTCGCAACAGGGGTGTTCTTACTGTAGCAGTCCGAAACCATGGGAATTCCATAGTCTCCCTCGTAGCCCCATACCGTCAGTCTGCTGACAGACCACGGGTAAGAAGTAATGTGTTTAAACATCATGGCCTCCAGTAAAACAAGTCAAGCATTAAAACGATAAGGCCGATGAGCAGTAAGACCCGCTCAAGTTTTTGCCATAGTGTGTGGTTCATATCTGATCCCCCCTGTCCCCGTATAGAGATCTAATGGCGGCATCGATAGAGTCCCAATTGATCCCAATATTGGCATCATGTGAATCGGCTACACGCATTAGCACCTGAGCGCACTCATCCTTTGTCAGGGTGAAGTCCCAGTAATCCTCAAGCCTTGCCTCTACATCATCAATAAACCAATCGTTGCGTAGGACTACCTGATCGCATTCATCAATTATTATGTGTGCCATTTGTCACCTCCTCTGTACTTTCAATTTGCCAATCAATATGGTTGCCATCGATGAACTCTGACCCGTCCATATTCAAGGCCTTGTCAAAGGCCTCCTCATCATCTGCGGCCTCAATCAAAGCGTAGTGGTACGTAATGTTCTTTGCCCATACTTTGTAGGTTTTCATGTTGTCTCCCGTTTAAACGTTTTCATCCAGTGAAGTACTGCGGTCTTTGCCTCAGCACGGGTCAGGCCAAACTCCCGCTCCAAGTACTTGCCTGAGTGCATCATGTTGATGCGGCCACTGGAACGTAACTTGGTCAGGTATGCGTAGATCTTTTCGTTCATGATCATCCCCTCAATCTAAGGTTGGCTCGAACGTAGGTGCAGTCCAACCGCTACCATCTTTTGCTCGGAGGTTTTTAAGGGTGATGTAGTACTCATGCACGATGTCACCCTCTCTGTTGTAGACGGCAAGGTTCAGCACCTTATCGTGGTCAATGAATGCCTCCACGTACCCGTTGCTCTTGCCGATGTTGATCACCGCAGAGCCAAAGATGTTGTCCAGTGTGTCCACTGTTAATTTAATGTTGCTCATTTGCTCTCTCCTGTGTTTAAACGTAGTGTTTTAATGACTGCCATAACCTCATCGACTGACGGGGCGGCAAAGTTCTTGTCGAATAGTTTCCAAGCCTCGCAGACGGGGCAACCCGCCTCATAGTGGTCACAGGGTTCGCCCCATGTGTCCACTTGCTTGGTCACTGTATTCACCAATTTGTTGGTGCGTGGGCGGTTGAAGTTGCCACGGATGGCACGGGGATCGTTGGGCATAGTTACCATTGCTCTCTCCTGTTTAAACGTCAATAATCTTTGATGTATCTTCACCAAATGCATACTCTTCATCACGCATGTCGTTGTCATGCTCTTCTCGCAAGTCTTCCAACTCCCGAAAGTAGGCCTGTAATTCGTCGTACAAGTACTCAGGCAAGTCGATTGCCAAGCCCTCAGTCTTGCCATCGCTCCATGTTGCAGACAATTTGAAGGATGTAATTGTTTGTTTGATAGTCATGTTCTCTCTCCTAGCTACTGGTTTCATTTTTAAGGGTGAGGGGTAACCCCCCTCAGGCGGCAAGCTTAAGCTTGGTGAATGCGACAGTGCCCATGTCCTCTAGCTTGTCAACCCGTACTGCATTGGGGTAAACATGGGACACGTTCTCTTGAATGCCGATGCCAATGGTCGTGATGCCAAGGCGTGAGCCTGACAGGCACTGCTCATGCGTGGCCTTAGGGCTACCCTCGCCATCGGTCAGCACAAAGCAGACCTTGCGTTGCTCAGGCCTCCGATGTAACAGGCCGTGAGCGAAGTTCACTGCGGCATAGTCGTTAGTCCCGCCCGAGGCATCGAGGTGTTCGAGCAGTGGCTTGGTCTTTTGGTAAGGCATGTTCCATGGTTTGAGGACAGACACAATGCCTGAGAACGTCACGACACTGGTAGCGACACCCGCCTGTGAGAGCGTGGTCAGCAAGGCGTAGCAGACGTTGACTGCATTCTGCATACGCTCACCGTCCATCGATCCTGAGCAGTCGATCACAACGGTCACGGCTGAGTCAGTACCTGCAACCTCAGACCTGCGTTTAAACAGGCGGTCAGTGTGGCCGATGTTGGCTAAGGCGTTCACGTTGAGTGAACCCTGTTTGCGGTTGATGTTGAATTCCTCAGTGCCTGAGTTCTCAAACATTTTGCGGATCTCGAAACGAAGTTTTGCGGGGATCATGTTGTTTTCCTTAAACAGTTACTGTCCACTTGCGGTTACCTAAGTGATAGCCGTTCTCTTTGATTGACCATTCACCAGTTGAGCCGCCTGATTTGGAGGACTCACCGACATCAGCGGTTGGCTCAGTTGAGCGGGGTCTGACAATGGTCTTGTGCTTTGCACCATTGGGCTTTTCTTTAACCTCTTTCACAGGCGACTTGGCCTCGCCTACGTCCTCACCCCCATCCCCCTCATCTGCGGGGCTTGTAGGGGGCTTTCCGCCCTTTGTAGGGGTATCGCCATCCTGATCACCGCCCTCATCATCTGAGGGGTTGCCGTTGTCAGGCTGATCGCTAGGCTGATCAGTCGGATTAGTGGGGGGTTGCACGGGAGGCTCAGGTTGAACGGGAGGCTGAGGGGGCAACTCATTGCACAGTTGAGCAAACACCCATACTGCCAAGTCCCATGTATCACGGGTAGATTGGCATCCGTTTAAACGGGTACAGGCCGCATCAAAGATGGGTTGCAAACCTTTAGCCAAGGGGATGGTCACAGTGCCGTGCTTGCGTGCATACACTGCGAGAACAAAAGGATACTGACGGGGGTCAGACCAATCGGTCACCTCGGCCAACCCTTGAGCGGCCATGCCATCGATCAGCACGGTGAGCAAGTGTTCGACATTGCCTGTAAGCTTGCGTTGAATGGCGGTGTTCTCAATGAACGCATCCTCTAAGGCGTTGTGCAGTTGGATCAGGTAGCTGACCTGACCAGTGTCGATGGCGTTGAAGTTGGTGTATTTCCAGTGGAGCAACTCATGCAAGGCGAAGCCTGTGAACCGCTCAAGATCTGCATGGGTCAGCACTGCATCATCTGCAATGTTGGTGATGTAGATCTGACCTTGGCGGTTGATGGCCGCAGTGGGGATGTCAGCACGGAAGGTCACCTTGACAGAGCCGAGGCCGAGGTCAGAGGCGATCTTGTGGATGGCCGCAGTGAGGGCGGGTTTGAATTCCCATCCGAAGTATTTTGCTTTGATCATGATGATCCTTTCAGAGCCAAGAGGCGATATCGGTTTTGTTGATGTAAGCGGCCTTGATAGCATCAAGGGCGGCACGGGACTCAGCGGGTTGCCGAGCGGTAATGGCAGAGTGCCAAGCCTGATCCACGGAGAGGACGGACAGTCCCCGAATGAACGCAAGCGCAGAGCGGATCGATGGGGCATCGATGATGTCACCAGTTTCAACCTTGGCACGGGCGGCATTGATTGCCTTGACTACGTGCGTGGCTAGAGCCTGATGGCAACCTGTATGACGCACAAGGGCTTCAACCTCTTGGTCACGGGGTAGGAATTCAAACTGGACGACATGGGAAAACCTGTCAGCCAATGAGGAATTCATCTGCCTTGTACCCGCATAGCGGCCTGATGAGTCGCCATTGGTCAGGGTATTGTCAGCGGCAAACACTAGGACACCTTGTGCCCTACGCTGAGGCGAACCCCCGATGTTGACTGCACTGTTCACTTCCAACAGGCCGTTCAAGGGGGCGAGTTCACCCGCATCACAATTGCTGATCTCATCGAGCAAGATCACGGTTGAGGGTGAGGTGAAGGCGGTCAGGAACGCACCACGTTTAAACACCGTAGCACCGCCCTCTAAGCCAACCGAGCCGATGTAGTCCTCTGTGGTTGTGTACTTGTGGAAGTTGATGCGGGTGAATGAACGGCCTGTACGGGCGGCAAACTGCTTGGCCGTCTCGCTCTTGCCTGTACCCTTTTCGCCTCCGAACCACAGGTTCTCACCCTTGTCCTGAGCCAACAACAGGTACTGCAAGATGCCCTCTGACCATACAAAATTGGGGTCAACGGGGGGTGCATCGGGAGCATTCCAAATGTCCACGTACAGGTGCTTGCCACTGGTATCACGTACATCGACACCGAAAGCATCAAGCACTGTCTTGCGGTCAATCACCGTAGCACCTGTAGCAGAGGCAATTGCATCCTGAGCACCCGCATCAATGACGGCCTGTTTAAACGGGGCAAAGGCCTTGGCAATGGCAGAGGCAACATCAGCGGCAACCTTTGAATCGTCAACCATCGAGGCGGCCTGAGCCTTGGCAATCTGATCAATGGCAACCTCAGAGGCGGCAAGCTTTTGAACCATCAGGGTCACCGCTGATTCAACCGCACGGGTAGCGTCAAGACCTTGCAAGGCGTAGCCATGGGCACGGTTGGCAACGGCCTCTAAGGCATCGACACGGGCGGTGTCAATGGTCAGGGGTGCATTGACCACAGGCGTGGCATTCTGCACTTGGTCAAAGGTCAGTTTGCCATTGTCAATCTGCTCGACAAGCCAATTGACACGGTCAATCTTGGTGCTGAGGTTGGACGGTGCACCGTGTGCAGTAGTAGCACCGACAATCTTGCCGATGGGGATGGAAAGCAAGCGGTCTTTGAGGGTAAGTGATTTTGTCATTTTCATTCTCTCTAATGTGTTTAAACGGGGGTCAGGCAAGGGCGAATGTGTCACCGCATCTGCAAGTGGGCAACTCAACATCACCATGGGAGTTGTAGACCCACTTAGATGTCATGCGAATACTGCATTGGCATGTCGGGCACTTGGCAAGCAACATGCGAGTGCCTTGGCTTTTATGGATTGAAATGTCAACCTTACCGTGGGGGTAGACACCCAGTGAATCAATGATGTCCTGATAGGCCATGTCAAAGGCAGAGGCATGAGTCACCTCTTTGTAGGGGTTGGATGCAGTGCCATTAGGCAAAATGTGCAAGGCCTCAGCGACACGGGCATAGGCGAGGTTGGTCACCGCATAAGCACCCTTGGCCGTGCGGCACAACTGGGCAACCAATGTCTCGGTCACCTTAGAGGGGTCAGAGAGAATGGGGGAAATGTAAATTTCCCAATGACCGTCAGCAGAATTGGTATTGGGAATGCACTCGCCAAGCACCTTAAAGCCTGAGCGTTTTGCATTGGTAGGGTAGCCGCAAGCTACCCGAATTTCAGCGGGTAGGGTGTAGCCACGGGAAGAAAAGAACGAACGCAATTCGTCCACACAAGCGTGTTGCCACGCCTCACGGTTGGCATGAATGATAGGAAGGGTCATGGTAGGACTCCAAAGTAGTGCGACATTGCACTGCTATGCCCGAGGGGCATAACGCTGAAATGTCAGGCGGGGGTCAGCTTGCGGTTAAGGCATTCGTTGTATGTGCCTCTGTAGAAGATCACATACCCTGAGCGTTCAAGGTCACCCTTGCAAACAATGATGTTGCCATGGCGGTCAATTTGTGCGGTGTAGGTCATTTGAAATCCTCCTCTTGTAATGGAGGCAATTTCATTGCCTCATTCATCATGTTGAAAACTTGTTGCAAAGACTCCATGTCCTCAGAGCCTGTACAGGCCGAGCCGTAGCCTGTGGGCTTGCCTTTTTTGTTGTAGCAAACCTCTTGTAAGCAATACCAATCAGCACCGCCATTTTCTGACTTGGTGTTAACAATGCGGTAGTTCCATGTAAACATATTCACTCTCCCTTGTTGTGACGGGCAATGATTTGCTGAAGCAAAGCTTGGTCAGCAGGGTTGAGCATGATGGAAGCAAAGGCGTGTTTCCAATCATGTAAGAACACTCGCTTGGCGTTAGCCAATGAGGGGTCAACCTTGTAGGCGTTGATTAATTTTTGCATAGAAGCTTTCTATATAGAGTGCAAAAGCGCACCCCGTAACCCTGTGGGCTACAGGCTAAACTCTTAGCCCTAGTAAGTCCGATCACCTACTAGGTTGGAGGATCTGCACTACTCACTGTTCTTTGCCCTCACGGGTCAGTGGATCAAAGCGGTAATCCTGTAACGTGTAAACACTAGTGCTTACAAGTGGTTCAACGCTAGTGTACTTGTATTGGTTGACAAGTGTCTACAAGTATTTTCATAGGGACAAACCCTAAGTAGTGATAAGTATTCACTTTGAGGGCAAAGTAATACTCTGACCAAAAGTATTAAAAAACGATCATAACGGCCTCCGCGCCTTTTTTTTGGGGGTGGGTTGGGTAGGGGTGCTTAAAACCAAAACGGACGCTCCTAGACCCCTTAAAATCGATTCTAGAGGCCATAGGGTTTACCCTAATTTTGTGGATAACTACCCCTGTTTTGTCCACATTTTGTGTGGATAACTTTCAGACTGCTGTGGATAACGTGGGTAAACCCTAACTGCACCAAAATGAATAACCTGTGGATAACTTTCGGACTTATCCACAGGCTTGAATAACCTGTGGATAACTGTATAATGGGAACAGTGTGTGTCCATACATGAGTGTATGGTTTAGTTTGTGGCTACTAACATTCGGGGGTGTTTAAACATGGGCAAGGCTAACGTGAATGAGTACAGGGTTGAACTGGATGTTGCACTGCAACATGATGGAGATTGGGAGGGTGATGACGGCCTCGCAGAGATGAGCGAAGCGGAACGGCTAGCCCATGCCGCAGAGAGTCCTAAGCTAAGGAAGGATGGAGTACATAAAGGATCAGGTACACCAAGACCCAAGACACTAAGCCCAAGACAGGTGATGTTCACTCAGGGTGTTATCAGAGGGAAAAGCCTAAGGCAAGCCTATAGAGATGCATATGCCAACGACACTGGGAGTGATGCAAGCATAAGCGCATCAGCCAACAAGCTGATGCATGACCCAAGGATCAAACACGCTCTGAAGGATGCATGGGAGGAAACCATAGAGCACCTGTCAGAGGACATCTCAGCGAGTAAGAGGTATGTGTTGAAGGGGTTGTTAGCACTAAGCAAGGACGCTCAGTCTGAGCAGTCTAGGATCAGAGCCTTAGAACTGATGGGCAAGGCCTGTGGCCTGTTTACACCTACAGAGGTGACAGACAAAGCAGTGATCACCGCAGACCAATTAAAGAGAGAACTGTCAGGTCATATGAAGCTGATGGAGCAAGGCAAGGCCAATGTGCTAGATGTAGAGGCCAAGAGCATGACCCGTTTAAACGCATCACCAGAGCCAGATGCCTAGGTGCATGAGGGGCGTGTAAACGTAGGTTAGGCTGACCCCACCGCCCCCCGAGAGCCACTTGGCACGATGCGACACCCCTCCGCCTATTACGCTCGAATCCACACAAACAATCACGTCCCAAATAGGAAACACCCCCCCTTATCTTTCCAAATCAAACACCCCGGGGGTATATATATTTTTTGTTTAAACACTTGCGAACGTTCGTATATGCGTTTAAACTCACATTGTCTTGGACACGCAGACATTAAAGCGAAGTGGGCCTAGGTGGAATCCCTAGGACTTATATAAAGGCACATTGTGGATGACAACCCAACCGGACTGTTAGTCACTGATCTGGGCAGTGTGCCCTCATATGAGTAAGAGAAGGCAATTGGTACTTGATTTCATCCGTGCATACATTAGGTTGCATGGTGTACCGCCGTCTTATGAAGTTATTGCCAAGGGGATTGGATTGAGTTCTAAGTCGAATGTCCACAGGATTGTCCATCGTTTAAAGGAAGACGGTCACCTGACCGTCCGTCCTTATAAGTTTCATTCAATTAAGTTAGTGGATACTAGCGTACGTGAAGTGGTACGTCTATGAGCCTCCTTACCCACGCAGAGATCCAGAAGTACTTAGAGATGGTTCCTAAGGCTTCTCCAGACAACAGGGCAAAGATTCAAGTTTTGCTTGAGATGGACAAGGTTGAACGCAGTAAGGAGTCCTTTCTTTATTTTGTAACTCAGATGTGGCCTATCTTTATCTCTGGAGCGCATCACAAGGTGATGGCAGATGCTTTTGAGAGAGTGGCTCGTGGTGAGCTTAAGCGTCTTATTGTTAATATGCCTCCTAGGCATACCAAGTCTGAGTTTGCTTCTTTTCTTTTGCCTGCGTGGTTCTTGGGGAAGTATCCTGAGAAGAAGATTATTCAGACTGCGCATACCGCAGAACTAGCAACCGGATTCGGAAGGAAGGTTAGGAATCTTGTCTCTTCAGAAAACTATCAGAGAGTGTTTCAGACTAAGCTGTCGAGCGATTCAAAAGCCGCAGGTCGTTGGAATACTAACGTGGGTGGTGATTATTTCGCTATTGGTGTTGGGGGCGCTGTCACAGGTAAAGGAGCCGATCTTTTAATCATTGACGACCCCCATTCGGAGCAAGAAGCCAAGCAAGGTAACCCCGCAGTCTTTGATAATGTGTATGAGTGGTACACATCTGGGCCTAGACAGCGTCTCCAGCCGGGTGGAGCCATCATTATTGTGATGACTCGGTGGTCTAAGAGGGATTTGACAGGCCAAATCCTTAAGAATTCAGGCAAAGATGGTGTAGATCAGTGGGAAGTCATCGATTTTCCGGCGATTATGCCCAATGGAAACCCTCTTTGGCCCGGATTCTGGTCAAAAGAAGCCTTAGAAGCCCTGAAATCGGAGCTTCCAGTCTCTAAATGGGAAGCCCAATACCAACAGAACCCCACATCTGAAGAAGGTGCGATTGTTAAACGGGAACATTGGATGATTTGGGAGGAGAAACGTCCTCCAAATTGTGAATACATCATCCAATCTTGGGACACTGCCTTTGAAAAGAACAATCGGGCTGACTATTCAGCCTGCACAACATGGGGTGTCTTCCAACACCCCAATAAATCTGGTGATCTAAAGCCAAACATCATCCTTCTGGACGCAATGAAAGAGCGTATGGAGTTCCCTGAACTCAAACGCAGAGCATTAGAGCTTTATAAAGAGTTTGAACCTGATACGTTGATCATTGAGAAGAGAGCGGCTGGCGCTCCTTTGATCTATGAGATGCGCAAGATGGGAATTCCGATTGCAGAGTATACGCCGGGTAAAGGAAACGATAAGATATCGCGTGTAAACGCAATCTCTGCTTTGTTTGAGTCCGGCATGGTCTGGTGTCCTGATACCCGATGGGCAGAAGAAGTGATGGATGAACTCGCTTCCTTCCCTAACGGAGATCATGATGACCTTGTGGACTCAAGCAGTCAGGCTTTGATGCGGTTTCGACTGGGGGGCTTCATCTCCATCGACTCAGATGAAGAAGATGAGCCTATTAACTACCGCAGAAAAGTAGCCTACTACTAAGGAACATTATGAGTATTGAACAATCATTGAGCCAAGCCCCTATGGGTTTAAACGCCCTAGAGCTTGACGACACACCAGTCATTGAGATTGAAATAGAGAACCCAGAAGGGGTGCGTTTAAACATGGACGGCACAGAGATTGATCTCATGCCAGAAGAAGACGAAGAAGACTTTGGCGACAACCTTGCTGAGTACATGGACAAAGGCGAGTTAGAGAAGATTTCTAGCGACCTGATTGAAATGGTGGACTCAGACATCAACTCCAGAAAAGACTGGGTTGATATGTATGTCAAAGGCCTAGATGTTTTGGGGATGAAGTATGAAGAAAGAACGGAACCTTGGCTTGGAGCTTGTGGCGTTTTTTCAACCGTACTTACTGAGGCGGCGGTCAGGTTCCAGAGCGAGACTATCATTGAAACGTTCCCGGCTCAAGGCCCGGTCAAGACGGAAATTATCGGTGCAATTGATAAACTTAAAGAAGAGGCGGCTGAACGTGTCAGAGACGACATGAACTACAAGCTCACGGAAGGTATGCCTGAATACCGTCCTGAGCATGAAAGAATGCTGTACTCCCTAGGTCTGGCCGGAGCGGCCTTCAAAAAGGTCTACTACGATCCTTCTATGGGCCGTCAGGCTTCCATCTTCATCCCAGCAGAAGATGTGATCATTCCCTATGGTGCTTCCAGCGCCATGACATCCGAGCGTGTGACTCACATCATGCGTAAGACCAAGAATGACATCCGTAAGCTTCAGGTATCGGGTTTCTATGTGGATGAGGATCTTGGCGATCCTCTACAGTTCTACACTGACGTAGAGAAGAAGAAGGCAGAAGACCAAGGCTACAACCTCTCAGATGATGACCGCTACCAGATCTATGAGATCCACGTAGACTACGACCTTCCCGGTTATGAAGATGAAGACGGGATTGCTCTTCCCTACGTTGTTACTTTAGAGCGTGGCACAAGCAAGATCTTGGCTATCCGCCGTAACTGGGATGAGGATGATGAGCACCGTTTAAAGCGCCAGCATTTTGTCCAGTACACCTACGTACCCGGATTCGGTGCTTATGGCCTTGGATTAATTCACCTGATCGGTGGATACGCCCGTGCAGGCACATCTTTAATCCGTCAGTTGGTAGACGCAGGTACTCTGTCCAATCTGCCCGGTGGATTAAAGACTCGTGGTCTGAGGATCAAAGACGACGACACCCCAATCAATCCCGGTGAATTTAGGGATGTGGACGTACCAAGTGGGTCAGTCAAAGAGAACATCATGGCCCTGCCATACAAAGAACCCTCGCAGGTTCTCTTGGCTCTCTTAAACCAGATTACAGACGAAGGTAGAAGGCTTGGCTCAATCGCAGACATGAACATCAGCGATATGTCTGCCAACGCCCCTGTAGGTACGACTCTAGCTTTGTTAGAGCGTCAGCTTAAGACAATGTCTGCGGTACAGGCTCGTGTTCATTATTCAATGAAGCAAGAGTTTAAGCTCCTCAAGTCAATCATCAGGGACTACACCCCAGAGTCTTATGAGTACACACCTGTTGCAGGAACGCCACAGGCTAAACGCTCTGACTACGACATGGTGGATGTTATTCCGGTGTCCGACCCAAACTCAGCAACCATGGCTCAAAGGATCATGCAGTATCAAGCTGTGATCCAGTTGGCTCAAGGCGCTCCTCAGATCTACAACCTACCAGTCTTGCACCGCCAGATGATTGAAGTTCTAGGTATCAAGAACGCAGACAAGTTAGTTCCTATAGATGATGACATGACCCCCAGAGATCCTATCTCCGAGAACATGGCATTCCTTACAGGTAAACCTACCAAGGCCTTCATCTATCAAGATCATGATGCACACATAGCTGTACATACATCCATGATGCAGGATCCCTCTGTCATGGGGCAGATGGGTCAAAACCCCATGGCCCAACAGATGCAAGCCGCAATCATGGCCCACGTAGCTGAACACATAGCTTTCCAGTACCGCTCCAAGATTGAGCAACGCCTCGGAGCGACTCTACCCAAGCCAGACATTGAGATGCCTGAGGAAGTGGAAGTTCAATTGTCCAAGCTCGTTGCACAAGCGGCGGCTCAGTTGCTTCAAATCAACAAGAACCAAGCGGCTCAACAACAAGCCCAACAACAGATGCAAGACCCCGTCATGCAGATGCAACAGGCAGAGTTGCAGATCAAGCAACAAGATGCCCAGACCAAAGCTCAAAAGGTGCAGGGAGAGCTTGCTATCAAGCAGGCAGAACTGCAACTCAAGGCGCAGGATATGGCATCCAGACAAGGCGAAGACCCTGCCATGGCCGCACAGCGCCAGCAACAGGAAATTGCCATGGAAGCTATGAAGCACCAAGCTGAAATGCAAAGAGCGCAGGAAGAACACCAGCAATCGTTGGTTCATAACCAACAGGCGCAGGATCTTCAGGCCAAACAACAACTTCTTCAAATGATGTTAAACGCGAAGAACCAACCGAAAGGTGAATGATGAATCCTCTGCTTGAAAGTTTAAACAAGAAGCTTGATGAACACCTCAAGCAGTTAATTCAGATTGTCAGTGAGGGTGGTGCTAAATCCCACGATCACTACAAAGAACTGTGCGGCAATATCCGAGGTCTGCAAACCGCGCAGTATGAAATTGCTGACCTTGTGCGTAGAACGAAAGAGTATGAAGATGACTGACTTTGATGTTAGTGCGGTGGATCTGAGTGGAGTGCTTAACACCTCCATCGAAGAGAAAGCCAAACAAGTGCCCGATCCGGCCACTTACCACCTCCTCTGTATGCTTCCCAAAGCAGAAGAAGAGTTCAGCGAAACAGGGATCCTTAAATCTGCAACTGCGATATATCACGAGGAGCTTCTATCCCCCGTGCTGTTTGTAGCCAAGATTGGCCCCGATGCGTTTGGAGATAAAGCCCGATTCCCTTCTGGCCCGTCCTGTAAGGTGGGAGACTTTGTGTTAGTACGTCCTAACACGGGAACCCGCATGAAGATTCACGGTACGGAGTGGAGACTCATTAATGACGACTCGGTGCAGGCGGTGGTTCAAGACCCCCGTGGCATTCAACGTCCAACTTAAGGAGAAATCATGGCTGAAATTGAAAAGACCGAATTTGAGTTCCCTGATGAAAAGGAAGAGAACCCCCGTAAGGGCGGTGCTGTTGTAGAGCCTGAGCCAGAAATTGAGGTGGTAGACGATACTCCCGAAGAGGATAAATACAGAACACCTATGGCGGAGGCTCCGCAGGATCCTACAGATGAAGAGTTAGCAACCTATTCAGAGAGCGTAAAGAATAGGTTTAAACACTTTACCAAGGGTTATCACGAGGAACGCAGGGCTAAGGAGTCTGCTCAACGAGAAAAAGATGAGGCAATTAGGTTTGCCCAGTCTATGGTTGAGGAGAATAAAAAGCTCAAGGGTTCTGTTAATCAGGGACAGACTGTTCTACTGGAGCAGGCTAAGAAGGTTATTACTGGCGAGATTGAAGAGGCCAAGCGTCTTTACAAGGAAGCTTACGAGTCTGGGGATGCAGATAAGCTGTTGGATGCTCAGGAAGCACTCACTACCGCTAAGATCCGCGCAGATAAAGTAAATAATTTTAAGCCTACCCCTTTACAGGAAGAAGAAACTCCTGTACAAATCGCACAACAGGCTCCACAGCCTGCACCCGTGGACGAAAAACTATCTGCATGGCAAGACCAAAATCGATGGTTCGGTAGCAACAAACGGATGACTTCATACGCCTTAGGGTTGCATGAAGAGCTTGTGGAGAGTGGTGTACGGGTTGGCAGTGACGAATACTATAAACGTATAGACACTGACATCCGCGAAAGATTTCCCGACCAAATTGGAGTCGGGGAGTCCGTTGATGCGAAACCTCAACGTACCAAATCCAATGTTGTTTCACCTGCAACCCGTAGTACAGCGCCTAAAAAGATCGTACTTACGCAGTCACAAGTGAATCTCGCCAAGCGGTTAGGACTGACAAATGAACAGTATGCCCGTGCGGTTGCAAATGAAATGAGGAAAATATAATGGAAAAATCTGCTCGTACAGGCCGTGACCTGAGTACCCGCGAAGTTTCGGAACGTCCAAAACAATGGATGCCGCCAAAACTACTACCTGATCCCAACCCGGAGGATGGTTATGCGTTTCGCTGGATTCGGATTGCAGTGCAAGGAAAAGATGATGCCACGAACTATTCCTCAAAGCTTGCCGAGGGCTGGGAACCTGTTAAGGCTTCCGATCACCCCGAGATACGTCTGTTCAATGCCACAACGGCAAAGTTCCCGGACAGTATCGAAGTGGGAGGTTTGTTGCTTTGCAAAACCCCAGTAGAGTTTACTGAACAGCGTGATGCTTACTACCGCCAACAAGCGGAAGCGCAAATGCAGTCAGTGGACAATACTTACATGCGAGAGAACGATCCGAGGATGCCTATGTTCAAAGAACGTAAGTCCACGGTCACTTTCGGTAAAGGTGTTTAACTTTTTGGAGTCTATAGATGGCATACCCTACCATTGATAAGACGTATGGTTTCAAGCCAGTCAATCGACTGGATGGTCTACCCTACGCCGGAGCGATCCGTCAAATCCCAATCGCGCCTGCTTACGCAACAGCAATCCTGAACGGTGACACCGTTAAGGTTGACACTAACGGCTACATTGTCGCCGCTAGTACAACTGACTCAGGTAACATTGTTGGTGTGTTGGTTGGATGTAATTACATCAATTCGTTGAGTCAACCTACGTTCCAGCAGTACTATCCTGCGGCAGTATCTACGTCTACAGCT